GCCGAGAGTAGTTGGGGGATCGCCCCCTGTGAGGGTAGGACGTTGCCATGCTTTCTTATTCCGGCATAGCTCAGTTGGTAGAGCACCTGACTGTTAATCAGGCTGTCGACGGTTCGAGTCCGCCTGCCGGAGTTCTTGGATGGAGAGTTGTCCGAGAGGCCGAAGGAGCATGATTGGAAATCATGTAAGGGGGTAATGACCTCCTTCGAGGGTTCGAATCCCTCACTCTCCGTTTTATTGTTTTATGGCCCGTTGGTCAAGTGGTTAAGACACCGCCCTTTCACGGCGGTAACATGGGTTCAAATCCCGTACGGGTCACTTATGGAGGATTAGCTCAGTTGGGAGAGCGTCTGCCTTACAAGCAGAGGGTCACAGGTTCGAGCCCTGTATCCTCCACTAAATACGAATGGTCCTATGGTGTAGGGGTTATCACGCCTGCCTGTCACGCAGGAGATCACCGGTTCAAATCCGGTTAGGACCGTAGTATTAATTAACAATTTAATTAATATTATATTATCAACATTGTGGCTCGGTAGCTCAGTCGGTAGAGCAAAGGATTGAAGCTCCTTGTGTCGGCGGTTCGATTCCGTCCCGCGCCACCATGGAAGGGTAGCGAAGTCTGGCTAAACGCGGCGGACTGTAAATCCGCTCCTTCGGGTTCGGTGGTTCGAATCCACTCCCTTCCATTGCATGATAGGGATATAGTTTAAAGGTAGAACTACGGTCTCCAAAACCGTCGGTGTGGGTTCGATTCCTACTATCCCTGCCATGATGGCGGTAGTGGCGAAGTGGTTAACGCACCGGATTGTGGCTCCGGCACGCGTGGGTTCGATTCCCACCTACCGCCCTTTATTGGGGTATAGCCAAGCGGTAAGGCAACGGTTTTTGGTACCGTCATGCACTGGTTCGAATCCAGTTACCCCAATTGAGATATTTTATATCTCGTGAAAAAAGAATGGCGGTATAGCCAAGCGGTAAGGCAGAGGTCTGCAAAACCTTCATCACCGGTTCGATTCCGGTTACCGCCTTCGGTCGCTTGACAAATGCGGCCAGACTTGGTAAAATATATTTTGTTGTTATGCCGGTGTGGCGGAATTGGCAGACGCGCTGGACTCAAAATCCAGTGTCCGTTGAGGACGTATCGGTTCGACCCCGATCACCGGTATTATAAGTAATTTTTAAATGTGTTAAAAGCCCGTTTGACGGGCTTTTTTCTTTGTGGTTGTAACTAAAAAGAGCTAAAAAAATTAAAGTTGTTGCAATTTTGTTGCAATGGATTTATTTTGCTCCGCTTCGTATTCTTGCATAAGGTATGCATATTTCTTCATCGTGATGGTCAAATCACTGTGTCCGAGCCGTTTGCTGATGGCATACAGGTCGACACCTTGGCATAACAGAAATGCGACGTGAGTATGCCGGAGACTGTGGAAATGGAAATTCTTCTTTTTCAAGCCGCAGTTGGCCATGAGTTTGCGCAATGTTTTGTTAACTGCATTGCTGCTTGGCAACTCGCCACGAGAATTGACAAACACCATGATATTTCCATTAGGGCGCAGTTGTTGCAGAATTCTGAGCAGTCCGTCGTTGACGGCGATGACACGTTTTGATGATTTGCTCTTAGGCTCTTTTAGCTCGCGTTGTACATATGAGTAGGACTTGTTGACTGAGATGGTTTTGTGCATGAAGTCAATGTCATTCCACGTCAAGGCGGCAATTTCACCAAGCCTCATGCCTGTATAGATTGCAGTCATGACCATGTAGGCACTAGTGTATCTTGGATCAAGACTGGCCGTGGCTTCATGTATCAGTGTTTTGACTTCATCAAGACTGAGATACTCAACACTCCACGTTTTCGAGCGGTCATAAGGCAGCTCGATGCCGATGGTAAAATCCTTTTTGATGATTTCGTCATACAGGGCGGATTTGACGCAGCTCCTCACGTAGACGTTAACTTCCGACATCATCTCCTTACTGTGATTAGCTCCATAGTCGTTCAGAAAGGCCTGGTACTTCTGCCTGGTCATGTCAGCCAGCTCGGTGTCAGGGAAGTGGTCATGCAGAATTTTATCAACATGCAGATACTTACGATAAGTGCTTGGGGCGACTTTACCGCTTTTATATGTTTCATGCCATTCGGTAAAATAATCCGCAAATGTTTTCTCTCTCTTCTTCCCAATTGATTCTGCGGATTCAATTTCTTGGGCAAAAGCTTTGGCTTCATTTTTTGTCGCAAATCCCGCTTTGTAAACTTGCTTCAGTTTTCCGTTTTCGCGTCTGGAAACACGTACTGACCAACCAGTTTTTGTTTTTTTGTAACTAGCCATGGTATTTCCTCCTTTTAAATGATAAAATAGAGTATACAAATAGCGCACCACTAGGTGTTACTTTTTTGGTAGCCGTATCCCGTCTGATTGGCGTTAGGGGGATGCGGTTTTTTTCGTATGCTTTAATTCTTTAATCCGGATTGTGTTTTGCTTGTCAAAGCGTCGTTGGTAAACTGCAGTGTAACAGTACCACCTTTTGTCCCGGTTAACCAGATAGCAGTCACAGTCTTTTCGCCACTGACCAACATTTCATCCAGGCCGTCCGGTTCGCCGAATTTTGCGACGATATCACTATAGGTGGCGCCGTCTGCAATGCCGTTGAAGCCGTCCAGATTCATCTTTGTCTTGCGTGCAAATTTAAAACCGTCAATGTCTTTTGAAACAACCTTGTCGTCGTTGAACTGAACATTGATGCTGACACTGCCCTTGGTCCAAATATAATCCTTGACCTTGACGCCCTGATCATTGGTAGTGGACGTCGTGGACGGCTTACCCAGTGACTTTTCAACGTCTGCAAGAGCGTCGCCGCCATCGCCATGGTTCATCAGGTCGCCGACCTTGATAGCGTCAAACTTCTTTCTGAATTCAGCGTTCTCGGAAATCGTTTTGTCGGCATCGTTTGATTTTTTGGAAGAAGCAGCTGAAGATGAATCAGACGATTTAGAACCGTCACCGTCGCCTAAAGCACCACCAGCACAGATGACAACAATAACCACCAACAGCCAGAACCAAACCTTTTTGTAAAACGGCTTTTTTTGCACGTACACGTTGCCGTTTTCATCTTTAATCTTCTTGGACATAGCATGTCCTCCTTTTTACATAAGTATTGAGATAGCTTTTAATGACATCGACTCTGCTGGTCAGATTCTTAGGAACACCTTCTTTTTATATACTTAAAATTCTAATTATTCTTTACTAAATGTTATTTCTATTAGTTTTAGCAATTTCTTTCTTTCTTCCGACGACAAATCTCTTGCCTTTCTTTGTATTGCTTGAAAATCAGCGTCCTCCTTCTCGTTATTCAATAAATCAGTTACTCGAACGCCCAAAACGCTTGCTACTTTTTCCAAAGATTTAGTAGAAGGATTGGTAGTTTTCCATCTATATATGGTAGCTTCTCCGATACCAGCTTTTTCCGCCACTTTCTTTACTGTCCAGTCTCGATCAGTGGCAATCACTTTAATGTTCTCAAAAATGCTCATATTCTTGCCTCCTTACGGTTTTATAAAGTTTACCATGCAATCTGACAGTTGATAAGATCTAACAAAATCCAGTGCGTTAAAGTCAGGACTGACATCAACTTTTTTCAGCAATAAAGCCAATGCGAACTCGTTAGCCTCAGCTTCAATTTTAGACACCTGCGTACTGGATTCCAATCGTCTGAAGAACGTCGTAGATTCTCCCGAGTGGAGTATAATATGTCCAAGCTCATGCGCCAAGACAAAATCTTTTTTGGGGTATTCCAGTTTAGGACTGATAAGCATGGTAGTTTGTCCATAGCTGCTAACAGTCATTCCTAAAGTGCTGTCTGGCAAATCTATAGTATCAACTATGCACGCACCTGTTTCTTTAATCAGATTAGCAGGGTCAGTAGTTCCACAACTGTCAATCAAGTAATTGACTTCTTTTTTTATATTCAAATAACATCAATCCTTTTTGCTTCTCTTTTTATTCATTTCAAGCGCAACTAGAAGTGCAGCTTTTAAGCTAGCCTTATCTTCATCGCTCATTGGTTCTCCATAGAAATTCACGCTGTTCTCAGATTCCAAGCCATCCAGCATTCTATCGGCAAGCTGACCGATATCGCTCATTTCTTTAGGAGATAGCGAGGTTTTATCATCGGTTCTTCCTAGCAGGTAATCGGTAGACACTTTAAAATAGTCAGCAATTTTGGCCAGTTTGTCAGAAGAAGGTGCTTGCGTCTTAAGCGAGTATAAGTAATTCTTACTGAATCCAAGTTCCAAAGATATTTCCTTTAAATTTTTATCCTTTTTTCGAGCAAGCTCTTGAATGCGTTCAAGTATTGTCATAGCAGTATTTAACGCCCTTTCTAAAATGAGTTACAAGAAAAAAGTATAAAATAGTGTGATTTATCTGTTGACTATCACATTATTATGGGCTATACTCATTCTTGTAAGTTAAGTTGATAGACAAAAGCAAAGAAAAAGAGATTGACCGACCAAAGAACAAGCCTTTTTCGATGCTTATTAAGTACGCTTTAATAGTACATTATTATGGGTTAATAGTCAATAATATTGTGCATTTTTTTCTATCATTTTTTCTTACGGGCAGGGGGAGGAAAAAACAAGGAGGTGACAACCATGCCAGAAACCTTAAATGGAAGGCAAAAAATCAAAGCATATCTTGACGCAAATGACATATCGATTGCATCGTTAGCAACGATGTACGGGATGTCTAAACAAGATTTGTCAGATTATTTAGCGGGCCGCAAGAGAAATCCGCAAGCAAACAGAGTGATTTTAAAGATCATCTCTGACTTTAAGCTTAGCTAGAGAGGGTACTTTTGAGTGCAATCAGGAAGGGGGATTTAATATGTCACCAATAGAAATAACTGTTGACCAAGAATATGTCGAAAACTTGGTTAACAGCAGAATCGATGATCTGCTTAATCAAGATTTGTTGGGCATTACATGGTCGCTCGACGAATTCCGCAAAAAGTGTTGCGGAAACAAAAGCCGAGCGTGGGTAGCGCTCTATATCTTCTCACGGTTTAACGACGAAATTACCGGGCCTGACGGCTGGCTGATCCGTGCCAACGCCCGTGGCCAGCAGAACATAATATTTGCTAAAAGGGCCAAAGAGTGGATGGAAGAAAACCGCCAGCGGATTGACTGGCGGGCCAAGTTACCAAGATAAGGAGATGAAAAGCGTGGAAATAGGAAAAGAAAAGGCCGTCATGGTGCCTGCCAGTACCATGGGTTTGTTGCTTGCCATGGCTAGTAACACGAAATGGGAAACAGAAAATAGTGCATGGCTCGTTGCCGCTGTAACTTCATATGTCAATGATCCCGATGCAGAAAAAGAGCTGCTAGCTTACATTGCAGCGTTTTGTATTCTAGAAACGCAAGCTCGCGGTGAGGATGCCAAAAAGTTGATAGACATCACAAAAAAAACGTACGGAGACGAAATGCTTGAAAAGGTGCTTAAGAAAATTGAAGAAATCGAAACTATAAGGAAAAGGAGAAAGAGAAAATGAACGAGAAGTAATTGGAATCGAGCAAACAAGAAGGCGACTGCTCAAGCAGTACGAGGAGGGAAACGGCAAATGAATGAAGAAAAAGAAACACTAATCCCAGTATCAGTTGAAGAGTTAGCCGCATTAGAAGCCATGGCGATGCTTTCTGATTGTAGGGTAATCGATTTTAGAACTATATCAGATAGAATTGATGAACGAGCTGGAGACGATTCAAAAAACCTCATCGGTTCAATGTCACTGGCTTATGTGATTTTCGAGTACAAGAAGAGAGGCAGAGAGAAATTTGCACAAAAAATCTTTGACGAACTGAACTCGAAGACAGCTTCTTTAGTGGCAGAACTCTTAGATGTTTTAGAAAAAGAATGGAGGAAGAAGAATGACTGAAAAGGAATTGTTAATCGCATTGAGGTTAACACAGCATAACCACAAAGTTTTGATGAAGATCAAAAACAAACAATTGGAGGCGAAAATCAAATGAGAAAATTCAGGATTACGTACAAAGAATGCAAGCAAGAGGGTAAGGCGATCGTGGGTCACATTGCAACTTTAGACGTTTACGATATCGAAATTGACGAAGGCTTTGTTGCCATTTGGATCGACGATAGCCACAAAGGCTCTGCGCCTGATATGGCCATCAATGCTAGTTTAGTGTATAAAATCGAGCGAATCGAGGAGGAAAAAAAGTGAAGAACTTATCTGAAATCAGAAAAGAACGCAAAGCTTGGCTTACGTTCTGGACTGTCGGAGACATTACGGAAAACTGGGCACCAGAGAGAGTTGTCTGCATTGCCGCTTTTTTAGAAGAATTGGATGGCGAAAAAGACGCCATCGTAAGGGGGTGATTTTATGGAATACAAGAAGGAATTCTGCCTGATGGTAGATCCTAAGACCGGCAATCCCCGTCTCGTTGAACCATCGGAGGACCCGGAACAAATCGTGAAGGCCTTCCTGAAGCAAGCCAAGAAACCGCATAGCTTGCTTTGGGCCATGGACGCGCTGGTTAAGCGAGACTGGCAGAAATGGGAACCGGTAAGGCGGAACCTGTGGGCCATGCTTGAAGAGCTAGACAAGCTCGGATATTAAAAAACCGCCCTGACATATCGGGCGGTTCATAAATAATAAACATTGTAATTGTAACAAAAAATGGGAGGAATTTAAATGGCAATGAAAATTGCGCAGCTTGAAATTGAAAATGTCAAGCGCGTAAAAGCCGTAAAGCTCGAGCCGTCAGAAAACGGTCTGACCATCATCGGCGGCGATAACGCGCAAGGAAAAACGTCAGTGCTTGACGCAATCGTCTGGGCGCTGGGCGGAAACAAGTACAAGCCATCTGAAGCACAGAATCATGATTCGATTCTGCCGCCTAAACTCCATCTGGTCATGAACAACGGGCTTGTTGTGGAAAGAGCCGGCAAAACGTCGGCATTGAAAGTAATCGACCCTTCCGGAAAGAAGGGCGGACAGCAGCTACTTAACTCTTTTACGGAAGAATTGGCGCTTAACTTGCCGAAATTCATGGAAGCTTCGGATAAATCCAAAGCCGACACATTGCTTCGTATTATCGGTGTCGGGGATCAGCTGGCAAAGCTTGACCAGGCTGAAAGCAAGCTCTACAACGAGCGTCACACCATTGGTCAGATTGCTGACCAGAAGGAAAAGTATGCCAAGGAAATGGTGTACTATCCGGACACGCCAAACGAGCCGGTCAGCGTCTATGAACTGGTGCAGGAACAGCAGGCGATTTTGCTGAAAAACGCCAAGAACCGTGAGAAGCGGGAGCAGAAAGAAGAACTGAAGAAAAAGCTCGACGAAGTGGAGAACTCAATCATTGATACAGAAGAAGAGCTCGAAATGCTATACGAGCGCAGAAACGAGCTGACCGAAGATTTGAATACTGCTGAAAAGACAGTGGCAAATCTCCACGATGAAGAGACGGCCGAGATTGAAAAGAAACTCGCTGACGTTGACGACATCAACCGTCGTGTCAGGGCCAATCTCGACCGTGAAAAAGCCGAAGACGAAGCACGGGAGCATCGTGCCCGGTATGACCACCTGTCAGCAGAGATTGACGACATCCGAGAGAAGCGCCAGCACCTGCTTGACAGTGCAGACCTGCCGTTGCCGGGGCTCTCGGTCACAGACGGCAAGCTGACGTATAACGGAGCCGAGTGGGACTGCATGTCGAGTGCAGAACAGCTCAAAGTGGCCACGGCAATTGTCCGGAAACTCAAGCCGGAATGCGGATTTGTTCTCATGGATAAGCTTGAGCAGATGGATCTCAAAACGCTCAAGGAATTCGGGGCGTGGCTTGAAGAAGAAGGTCTGCAGTGCATTGCGACCCGTGTATCGACGGGCGACGAGTGTTCAATCATCATCGAAGACGGCAGAGTTAAAGGAGGGGATGCCAGTGTAGTGACAAGCCGGAAGCAGGAGGCAACTGAAACGACAGATTGGAAAGGAAGAGGTGCGTTTTAATGAAGTTCGAAATTGAAGACACAAAGCAGAGCAAGCCGTTGAAGACAGTGCTTTACGGCGTTGAAGGAATCGGCAAGACGACGTTTGCAAGCCAGTTCCCTGGGGCACTCTTCATTGATACGGAAGGGTCGACAGGCTTTGTCAATGCGAAGAAAGCCCCGGACCCGACGTCATGGACAATGCTACTCCAAGAGTTGGAATGGATTAAGTATGACAAGCCGGCGACAACAGTTATCGTCGATACGGCGGACTGGGCAGAAACACTTGCCAAGCGGTACTTGATGAACGCCAATCACTGGAAAGCGATTGATTCGTCTAGCTACGGTGCACGCTACGTCGCACTTTCTGACGAGATGGGGAAAATGCTCAATGCGCTGACAGAAATCCAGAACGCCGGCATGAATGTTGTCATTACGGCACATGCCGAGCAGAAAAAGACCGAACTGCCGGACGAGATGGGTCAGTTTGACCGGTACACACTCAAACTTGAGCGCAGGGATGCAGCTCTTGTCAAGGAATGGGCAGACATGATCCTGTTCGCCAACTACCGGACGGTGCTGGTCACGGACGAAAACGGCAAGAAAAAAGGCACTGGCGGCGAACGTGTGCTTTACACAACGCACATGCCGGCATGGGACGCCAAGAACCGCATCGGTCTGCCTGACGTAATGCCATTTGATTTCCAGAAGTTTGCGCCATACTACAACGCCGCAACAGGAATCACGGAAACGCCGACGCCACAACCGGTAGCACAGCCAGCACCACAACCGCAACTTGCGCCGGCCGACCCGTTCGAACAGGCAGTCTCCACCACAGAGCAAGCAGACCCGTTCGAACAGCCGATAGAGGCCGGCGAAGAATTCGAGTTTCCGGCAAGTGTTCCGGCAAGCGTGACCGATTTGGCAGTCCGCTCACAGGTCACCATCGACGACCTGATGCAGATCATTTACAAGGGCGGATTCATGCCGGCTGATACGCCAGCGGAAAACGTCCCGGCAGATTTATGGGAACATATCGCCGCTAACTGGGACAAGGCACTTGGCGTAATCGGGAAATAAGAAAACAGGAGGAATAAGTTATGATGGAAAAATTGGATATTGAAAATTTGGCCGCAAACATTATGAAGTTTACGGTCGACAAGAACGGCAACGTACAGATTGCACTTGAAGCCAACAGCTCGGACGTTGATTTGGAAAAGCTGAAAGCATTGAAGGATTTAGACATTTTCTTGACGATCAAGTCATCACAGACAGACCTTTTCAATCCGGAACAATGATTAATTAGGAGGATGACAATATGAACAACAACATGATGAACGACAATGAGTTCCTTAGTTTTGACGGCCCTATCACGGCCGAAGAAAGCCAGTTTGTGACGCTTCCGGAAGGGACGTATCCATTCCAGGTCATGAACATGGACCGCAAACGCTATTCTGGAAACTCGACAAAGATTCCGAACGGAGCACCGTTTGCGGAAGTGCAATTGCGTTTTGACGGTGGCAACAATGGCACGACAACAGTCACGGAGCGCTTGTATCTGCTCAAATCCATGCAGTGGAAGTTGACGGAATTCTTCCGCTGCCTTGGCCAGCAGGTCGTGACAGGCCAGCCATTCCAGCCAAACTGGAACATTGTCGGCAAGACAGGAACTGCCGAACTGTCAGTACATCAGTACACGAACCGCAACGGCGAAGAGCGCACAAACAATCAGGTCAAGCGTTTCAAGGCCCCGGAAGACGGAACAACACCACAGAACGTTGCACAGCAACAACCAGTTCAGCAGGCACAACCACAGCCGGTTCAGCAACAACCGCAACAGTCAACTGGGTACACGCCGGGAATGGGAATGTTTTAAGGCGGTGATTAGATGGACGAAGCTATTAAACTGCGACCGTATCAGGAAGAATCCCGTGAAGCGGTCGAGAAAGAGTGGGCAGACGGCAAGAAACGGACGTTGCTTGTTCTGCCGACCGGGACGGGAAAAACGATTGTCTTTTCAAAGATTATTGAAGATCAGGTACGTGCCGGCGACCGTTGTCTGATTCTCGCGCACCGTGGTGAACTGCTTGAACAGGCGTCAGATAAGCTCTACAAAAGCACGGGAATCCAGACGGCAACCGAAAAGGCAGAAGAAACGTCGCTGCAGTCATACCGACGTGTGACAGTCGGCAGTGTACAGACCATGCAACGTGACAAGCGCCTGGACCAGTTCCCGCCAGACTGGTTCGACACGATCGTTGTTGACGAAGCTCACCACTGCATCAGCAACGGGTACCAGAAAGTGCTGAAGCATTTCGAAAACGCAAAAGTGCTCGGTGTTACGGCAACGCCTGACCGCGGGGACATGAAAAACCTCGGTGAGTATTTCGAGAGCCTTGCCTATGAGTACGGACTTGCGCAGGCAATCAGGGAAGGCTATCTTTCGCCAATCAAAGCGCTGACCATTCCGCTTAAGCTTGATTTGAGCGGTGTCAAGCAGTCAGCCGGCGATTTCTCAACGCATGACCTCGGCGACGCGCTCGAACCGTATCTGTGGCAGATTGCCGACGAGATGGTCAAACATTGCAAGGACCGAAAAACAGTAGTGTTCTTGCCGCTGGTGTCCACGTCTCAGAAATTCTGCAAAATCCTTAATGAGAAAGGATTGAAAGCTGCCGAAGTCAACGGCAGTTCGCCGGACCGTGAACAAATCCTGAAACGCTTTGACAAGAATGAGTTCCAGGTGCTATGCAACTCAATGCTGCTGACCGAAGGGTGGGACTGCCCGGACGTTGACTGCGTAGTGGTGCTCAGACCGACAAAAGTCCGCGGGCTCTACAGTCAGATGGTCGGACGCGGTACCAGACTGGCACCGGGCAAAAAAGACCTGCTGCTGCTTGATTTTTTGTGGCACACCGACCGCATGGATCTCTGCCATCCGGCACATCTTATTTGCAAGAGTGCTGAGGTTGCTCAGAAAATGACCGAGAATCTCGAAAATGAAGCGGAAAACGGAGAAGGCGGACCGACGGATATCGGCGAAGCAGAAGAACAAGCGTCAAAAGATGTCATTGCAGAGCGCGAGAATTCACTTGCCGAACATTTGAAGGAAATGCAGAAACGCAAGCAGAAGCTGGTCGACCCAATCCAGTTCGAAATGTCGATCCAGGCGGAAGATCTGGCGGACTATGTACCATCGTTCGGATGGGAAATGGGACCGCCTACGCAGAAACAGATTGCACGACTGGAACATCTCGGAATCAACCCCGACGATGTAGGCAATGCCGGCAAAGCGGCGTTGATTCTAGAAAGGCTGAGCAAGCGCCAGCAGGAAGGACTTTCTACGCCAAAACAAATCAGGTTTTTGGAACGCAAAGGTTTTCTGCATGTCGGTCAGTGGTCATTTGAACATGCAAGTAAAATGATTGGACGTATCTCAGCCAACGGATGGCGCATTCCAGTCGGCATTGTTCCGGCACAGTATCAGCCATAAAAGCTGACAGCCCGCATTGGTGTAACGGGGGTTCGATTCCCTCGGCGGGCCTTCGAAAGGAGGAAAACGACTAAATGGAAAAATTCGATCTGGTGCCGTTGCTCGACTACATCGACCCGGCAATGCTTGACTACAACGGCTGGGTACAGGTCGGCATGGCACTCAAGCATGAGGGATACAGTGTTGACGACTGGGACACATGGTCTCAGCGTGATTCCACCAGGTATCATGACGGAGAATGCGAAAGAAAATGGAACGGTTTTGATGATGATGGTCAGATAGTGACGGGCGCAACCATCACTAAGATGGCCAAGGACGGGGGATGGACATCAGCGCACAGCAAAGAAAATCAGCAGACGATGGGGTGGGACGATGCCGTCGAAGCAGAAGAGCGGTACAATCCGACAATCGACAAGGATTACAAGCTGCTCGATACAAGCTACATGGACGGCGAGGAAATCAAGCCGCCGGAAGTATGGAATCCTGCCAAACAGATCACGGACTTTCTCAAGGCTGTTTTCGAGCCCGGCGATATCGTGGGGTTCGTGATCAATGCTTATGCTCACGAAAAAGACGGAAACATCAAGTACGTTCCCGGCGATCAGGGCATCTACACGTGGTCAGCCGGCGAAATCGAAGACGCACTTAGGCGAAACGGTGGAGACGTCGGAGCGGTCCTCGGTGATCCTGACCCTAAAGCAGGCGCATGGTGCCGTCTCAATCCGCTTGACGGAAACGGTGTCAAAAACGACAACGTGGCTGAATTTAAGTATGCGCTTGTCGAGTCCGATTCCATTCCAGTCAGCTTGCAACACGAAATCTACCGCAAGCTCGAGTTGCCGATAGCCGCACTGACATACACCGGCGGCAAATCGCTTCACGCCATTGTCAAGGTCGACGCTACGAGCTATCCGCAATACAAGGAAAGGGTCGACTATCTGTACTCGGTCCTTGACAAAAACGGAATGCGGATTGACAAGCAGAACAAGAATCCGTCGCGCTTGACCAGAATGCCGGGCTTTCAGCGCGGAGAAAAGAAACAGTTCCTGGTGGCTACCCACATCGGCAAAACCGACTGGGAAGAATGGCATGAATACATCGAGGACATGAACGACAATCTGCCTGAAATCGAGAATCTGGAAGGACTGTTTGACAAGCCGATTGAATTGGCACCGGAGCTGATCAGCGGAATTCTGAGGCAGGGACATAAGCTGCTGCTTGCCGGCCCGTCAAAAGCCGGCAAGAGTTTCGCCCTGATCAATCTCGTTTTGAGCATTGCAAACGGCAGAGCGTGGATGGGCTTTCCATGTCAGCAGGGGCGCGTTTTGTACGTCAACCTTGAACTGGACGGACGGTCGGCCAAACAACGTTTTGTAGACATCACAGACGCCCTGGGCTATGATCACAAAAACATTGTCAATGTTGACATCTGGAATCTGCGTGGCAAATCAACACCTATGGACAAACTGACGCCGAAGCTTATCAGACGCGCAAAGGACATGGGTTACATCGCAATCGTGATTGACCCGATTTACAAGGTGCTGACGGGCGACGAAAACAGTGCAAAGGACATGGCCGATTTCGTCAATCAATTTGACAAGGTCGCCACCGAACTGGACTGTGCAGTGATATATGCCCACCACCACTCAAAGGGCGCACAGGGTGGCAAATCGTCAATTGACCGTTCGTCAGGATCCGGTGTATTCGCACGTGACCCTGACGCAATTCTTGATCTGACTGAACTGCCGGTGGACGAAGCGCGTTATGACAAGCATGCAGCTGAAATGGCGTGCGTCGAAATGTACAAGACAATTGCCACCTATCGTCCGGATTATCTCAAGGAAATCACACCGGACGACATGACCAACAAAGACCGCATGGGTCACCACGTCATGGTGGCAATCCACCGTGCCGTTTCAGGCTACGAGCAGATTATGCAGGGCAATGCCAAACGGGTCCGTGATGCTGAAGAAAAGGCATATACACAGACTGCATGGCGACTGTCAGCGGTTCTGCGCGAATTTGCTAGCCCGAAGCCCCGTAATTTTTGGTTCGACTACCCAATTCACAGGGAAGACGACAGCCTGGCGGACATCAGTCTTGACGACAACTACAAAAAGAACGGGCGGTCCTGGAAGGAGGGAATAAAGAAAGCAAACGAAAAACGTTCGGAAGAAACGATGTCAGAATTTGAACAGGCATTCCGCAATCTGGATTTTGACGGAACAGGTGGACCAGTTCTTGTCGATGACCTGGTGAAGGCACTCGATATTTCCGACAGAGCGGTATACCGCCGGATAAAAAAATCGGAAAAATTTGTCGTAAGCCGCGGAGAAGTCTGGCTGAAGTCTCCAGAAAAGAACAATAATGATTCTAAAGATTAGAAAGAGTTTAATCTTAAATTAATGTTAAAAGATTTAGCTTTATAGCTACCCCTAGGCGACAGGCTATTAGCCTGTCATCGGCCTGTCACGGTGTCATGACGGGCTGAAAAATACCGCACTGACACGTCCATGACACACTACTCCCCACAGGGGAGTGTGTCATGGGACTGTCGGAAGGGGGGTGGAGTGTCGGAAAAAGAAAATGAGAATTGGAAAGTCTGAGAATTAAAAGTGTAGCATTATGGAAAGAAGGAAAAATGAGAATGGGAATAACATTTTTTGTGGCTTTGGAAGACGTGCCGACATGCACTCACCAACAGAAAAAAGTAAGAGTGAACAGAGGTATACCAATTTTCTACGAGCCTGAAAAACTGAAAAAGACAAGGGCGCTGCTGATGGAGAGACTGGACGAGCATAAGCCCGACGAACCGATGCACGGTCCGCTGCGTCTGGTGGTCACGTGGTGTTTCAAGAAGAAGGGCAAACACGTTGACGGCGAGTACAAGACGACAAAGCCTGACGTGGACAATATGCTTAAGCTTCTTCAGGACTGCATGACCAGACTGGGATTCTGGGATGACGACCGTTTCGTGGTCAGTCTGATCAGCGAGAAATACTGGGCGGACGTTCCGGGAATCTATATCGAGATAAAGGAGATGAATCAAGATGGACTGGGAAGCGTACTTTAAGGATCTGCAGAAATGGATGCAGGCAAGCAACGTCATGGTACGTCGATGCGGAGGTCTGAACGAGAATTATTTTGAGTGGTTAGTGCAAACACTGAACGTCATTTATGAGAGATATCCAAGCACACTAGCCAGACGTTTTCTGTTTGACGTTATGGACGCTCAGGAAGAGCAGCTGAATGAGGTGGTCAAATGAAATTTAGAAAAGTCAACGGTGGTTGCCTAGTATTAATCGCATTAAGTGTTTGGTTTGGTACTATCTGGCTCTTGTGCCGATGGCTAGTAGGAATGTGACGGTATGGCAGAAGAAAACAATTGAAAGGGGGGGACGGAAAATGAACGGGTTTAAAATTCTAAGCGACATTTCAGAGTGGATAGCAATAATTTGTGTACTGGCAGCAAACTTCTTTATGAGCTTTTCCTCTCACGCCACGGCCACAGTGTTTTTCAGCGTCGCCACCGTTGGCTTTTTGTTATCGACGTATTTGGAAAGGAAGGAGAAAAAATGACCACCCATAAATGGATTAGTTTTATTGTCATTTCGGTAATTTACGCAGTCGTGAAAGTTCTGATAGAGCTGATAAAAGAAAGGAGAAAAAAGTGAGACAGGATAAATATGATTACAATGAAGCAGCACGAAGATATGCTGAGAAGCTAGACCGAATTGACAGAGCTATAGAAGAAGAGCTGCGAAAAGAATTCCTGACAAAAGCAGGCAAGATATTGCTGATTGCATCGATTATTCTGTTTATGCTACCGCTGATTTTGATAAAGGAATCAGTCATGATGGAATTACGCTTTCAGCTGGTCAGTTGTTTCGGAATGATTGCGGCAATTGCCATGATTAAGGCGGGTCGTGACTGACGCATTCAAAAGGAGTGATATTACTTGGAAGATATTTTCAAGACAAATAAAGCATATCTTTTTCAGTATCGAAAGAAGATGGAAAAAATTCAGCGGTTGGAAGACAAGCTGGCACAGATTGACAGTGATCTTATCGTGCTCAAGTCTCCGGCCATTAGCAGTGAACCTAAATCATCAGTCAAAATAACGCTGACAGACAAGCTTATTCAAAGGGAAGAGTTGGAAGATAAAATCAACACGCTTCTCAAGTATGCACGTCAGGACAGGACAGACATTACACGATGCATTGACGCTCTCGACAATCAGAAGCAGGCGTTGGTTTTGGACCGATACTTCATTGGCCTGCAGTCTCTAGAAGAGATAGCGGACGATGTCAGCTATAGTTGCAGCTATGTCACCAAGCTTTACATTCAGGGCGTTCAGTCAATCAGTGTAGTTTGAGTGCAGTTGTAGTGTAGTTGAAGTGTAGTAAGAGTGTAGTTGGAGTGTATACAAAGTAACCGTGCATACATGCTATTATGATAACGTCGAAAAAGGCAAGAGATTAACACCCCCCTGGGGATACCATGCCAAGATGGTAAGCATCCCCCTGGAGTGCAAGTTAATCCCTTGCCTTTTTATATACCACCAGTGGAGGTGACAGCATGGTCAGAGCTGACAGACAAGGACAGCACAGGACTGCATTTGAAAAGAATAAGAGAAGAATATTACTGACACAAAACATCTGTGGGATTTGTGGCAAGCCTGTTGACAAGACACTAAAAGCTCCGGATCCATTGTCGCCTGTCATTGATCACATCGTACCGATTAGCAAGGGTGGTCATCCATCTAGTCTGGACAATCTGCAGCTGGCTCATTGGCAATGCAACCGTCAGAAATCGGACAAGCTATATGCTAGTGAATTTAAAAAGAAGCCTCAAGTAATCGGCAACAGGAATCTTCCGCAGTCACTGGACTGGTCCAGATACAGGGGGGTATAGACCCCCTACACGGTCCGTCCGTGCTTTCCCGCCGTCACTGTACATTTTTTCTCGTGCGACATGAAAGGAGTAGATAAAGTGAGTGAATTTAAGGGTATGGGGTACCTGAAACGCAAGCTGGCAACCGTCAGGCCACGGGTTCTGATGAGATACAGGCAGTATGCAGCTAAATATCATGATTCCCCCGTCGGACTGACTATCCCGCCTAGCGTGCGTGATCGGTATCGTGCGGTACTCGGGTGGAATGCGAAGGGTGTTGACGCTTTGGCAGACAGACTGGTATTTAGAGAATTTGCAAATGATGATTTTGGAGTAAATCAGATTTTTAAGCAGAACAATCCCGATGTGTTTTTTGACAGCGCAGTTCTATCGGCATTGATTGGCAGCTGCTGTTTTGTCTACGTCTCTGCTGATTCTGATTCTGCTGATCCTGTGCGTCTGCAGGTCATTGAAGCGTCTAATGCCACGGGTGTCATTGACCCGATTACGGGTCTGCTAACGGAAGGATATGCCGTACTTCAGCGAGATACTGATACAGAGGCACCGCTTCTGGAAGCGTATTTCACGCCTGCTGAAACATGGTATTACCCTAAAGGCGGTTCACCATATTCAATCGCCAATCCCGCTGGTATGCCGCTGCTTGTTCCAGTCATTCACAGGCCCGACGCTGTCAGACCGTTTGGTCGGTCAAGAATCACCAGATCAGGTATGTATTATCAGCGTTACGCCAAACGCACGCTTGAGCGAGCCGACGTCACGGCCGAATTTTATTCGTATCCGCAGAAATACATTCTTGGCATGGATCCTGATGCCGAACCGATGGATGCGTGGAGAGCAACGGTTTCATCTCTTTTGAGGATTGACAAGGATGATGATGGCGACCGTCCTACTGTCGGCCAGTTCACGACCGCAAGCATGGCTCCGTTTACCGAGCAGCTGAAAACTGCCGCCGCCGGATTTGCGGGCGAAATGGGGTTGACGTTAGATGATTTGGGCTTTGCGTCTGATAATCCTTCTTCAGTTGAGGCAATAAAGGCCAGTCACGAGAATCTGAGATTGGCTGGACGTAAGGCGCAGCGGTCACTGGGCAGTGGCCTGTTGAATTGCGCATATACGGCGGTGTGTCTTCAGGACCAGTTCCATTATGCACGCAGCCGTTTTGTTGATACTGAGGTTAAGTGGGAACCGTTATTCGAGGCCGACGCTAATACGCTGACGCTGATTGGCGATGGCGTAATCAAACTCAATCAGGCAATTCCGGGATTTGTGACGGGTGAGACCATTAGGGATTTGACTGGCATTCACGGTTCAGAAAACACCAAACCGCAGATTACTACACAGTCAGAGGTGGTAAGCGATGACTGATGATGTTTTGCCGGAGTTGCTGAAACTGGTCTGTGACGAATTTGAAAAGTCATATGCTGCTAACGGGATTGTCAAACAGGTGCAGAAGAAGCTTGAGGACAAGTCAGCTACATATGCTGACGCTTATGAGTACGCATATGAGGTCGGCTGCATGCTCTCTGACGCCCTGACAAAACATGTAACAAACGAATTATTGCCTAACGGTACAATGTACTACAATATTGCTCAACGGCTGTTACAGAAAACGCTGGGTACCAATTATAAACTGGTGTCTGAACTGGCGGCTGGTGTGCAGAAAGTTCTAAATAGAAAGGCGGGCTTGACCCTAGCCGCACTGAAGCCGGACATTGATCAGAATAAGGTTGATGGATTGATTGAGCGCCTGTCCAAAGGTGATTTTGAAAATGACAAGTTCGTCATGGGCAGTCCGATTGCTAACTTCACGCAGTCCGTTGTTGATGACACACTTGCTAAAAACGTTGAATTCCACGCCAGCGCAGGTCTGCATCCGAAAATCGTCAGAAGATATGCTGGCAACGGCTGCAAGTGGTGTGCAAATCTGGCGGGGACGTACGATTATCCAGTTAAACAGGAGATCTATCGCCGTCATGATAACTGCCGCTGCATTGTTGAATATTTTCCGGAGGACGGAAGAGGCGTGCAGAATGCACACACTAAGGGGTGGAGAAACGAATCGAAAGTCGAACGTGAAAGGATTCGTAAATCAAAAGGCGATAATGGCTTTAAAAGAAAAGACAGCATTCAGACTGCAGCCGAAGCGGAGGCAAGGGCATTGGGATATAATCCGATTCCTACGTCGAAGGCTGTTGAGCATTTAAGGAAAGAGGCAAGAATATGGCAAAAAGACTTGAAAGATGAAGAGATAAGGTCGATTAACAAATACACGTATAATGGCACAGATGATGATGGCAAGAAATTATTCTTCAAAATCAATGAATATTCGGAAGGCCGTTATTCCCCGAAAGATGAAAAAGAAGAAGAAATCATTTTGAGAAATGCAGGTTTTATAAATAAAGGCCTATCGAAATTTAAACTGAAAGATGATATAATAGTATACAGGAACGATTTCTATCCTAGAGACTTAGTCGGTGTTTCCCACAAATTTACGAGTACGTCGGTCGCACCTGGGGCAGTAATAGGAAAGGCACCCAATGTGGCAATTATTGTTCCCAGTGGAAGTAACGGCGGTTACGTTGAGTTGATAGCTGATGAAGCATATAGACAGCAGCGAGAGTTCCTTATAAACAATGGGGCTGATTTAGAGTTAGTGAAAAAAGAGGCTGGTTTATATATTTATAAATTGAGGTGATATTTTTATGTTGAGTAAGGAATTGGCTCGAAAATATTATCTGGAGCGAATCTATGCAGAATCACGCAAGCCGGATTATACCGAAGAAGAGCTACGTCTTCAAAAAGAAAGAGCAAAAAAGTTGGACGATTATGTTGAAAAATTGCGTAGAGAAGAACAAGAAGAATTAAAATCTAAGCATCCGTAAGGGTGCTTTTATTTTTCCATAACGTGTTTAAGAGGTGCAAACAAGGCTAAAGATGACTATGATGTGGTTGGCTTAATTGAAATGATATTTGGCGGTTAATTAAGTTAACCGCTATTTTTATACTCTTTTTTGCCCTGTCATATGGCGTAAAACTGGGCAATACGATTGAAAGGAAGAAGGCCATGGCTGAAAAACGACTAGGCAATCAGAATCCTACTCAATCGGTAATTCTACCATACACTGAATCCTTGTCGGATGAAGCAATCGCAATATACGAAAAAACCGGGCTGAAGAGCTACCCGTGGCAGAAAAATCTTGTCAAGTCAATCATGGCTGTTGATGATGATGGCTTATGGGTGCATCAGAAGTTCGGTTTTTCCATACCCCGCCGTAATGGTAAAACGGAAATCATCTATATCCTTGAACTGTGGGGACTTAAGCACGGGCTTAACATGCTGCATACGGCGCACAGGATCAGTACTTCTCATTCATCTTTTGAAAAGGTTAAGAAGTATCTTGAAAAGATGGGAATGAAGGACGGCGAAGATTTCAATTCAATCAGAGCCAAAGGCCAGGAACGTATTGAACTGTATGAGACGGGCGGAATTATCCAGTTTCGTACGAGGACATCCAACGGCGGACTGGGCGAAGGATTTGATTTTCTCGTTATCGACGAGGCGCAGGAGTATACGGCCGAACAGGAATCGGCACTCAAGTACACGGTGACCGACAGCAACAATCCTATGACAGTCATGTGCGGGACACCGCCAACTCCTGTTTCTTCCGGGACTGTTTTTGTTAAATATCGCAAGTCATGTCTGTTCGGCCAGGCAAAATATTCCGGCTGGGCGGAGTGGTCGGTATCTGAGGAAAAGGAAATCGATGATGTGGATGCATGGTACAACTCCAACCCGTCGCTGGGGTTCCATCTGACGGAACGCAAGATTGAAGCTGAGCTGGGCGAGGACAAGCTCGATCACAATGTGCAACGCCTAGGCTACTGGCCTTCATATAATCAGAAATCTGCAATTTCCGCCGCTGACTGGGACGGCTTGAAAGTGGACGGTCTGCCTGACCTCAAGGGCAGACTGTTTGCAGCCGTTAAGTACGGTCAGGATGGGTCCAATGCCGCAATGAGCATAGCTGTGCGGACAACCGACGGACGAATTTTTGTCGAAGCCATTGACTGCCAGTCTGTACGCAATGGCAACAGATGGATCGTAAACTTCCTCCGCAACGCTGATGTGGAGCAAATCGTCATCGATGGTGCAAGCCGTCAGAAAATCTTGGACGAAGAATTGCGCGAGTACCATATCAAAAATGTTGTTTTGCCAACTGTCAAGGAAGTAATAGTGGCCAACTCCATGTGGGAACAGGCTATTTACGAGAAAACCTTATGTCACGCAGGGCAGCCGACGCTTAGCAGAATTGCAACGAACTGTGATAAGCGCAGCATTGGCTCAAGCGGCGGTTTTGGGTACCGATCGCAGTTTGATGACATGGATATCAGTGTTATGGATAGCGCTCTGCTTGCGCACTGGGCTTGTGCAACCCTCAAGCCCCGTAAAAAGCAGAAAGTAAGCTACTAGTTTGCTTATATTACCGAACGCACGGGAAATGCGGAGAAAGGAGACAGTGATATGTCTGAATTTAAAACAATCGAAACGCAGGAAGAACTTGATCGTATCGTAAAAGAGCGTTTGGCGCGTCAGAAGGAGAAGTACGCCGATTACGACAAGCTCAGGGAACGCGTTGAGGAACTTGAAACTGAAAATGCTGAGCTGCATTCGACGGTCGAATCATCCAAATCGGCAAAAGGCGAGTTTGACAAGCAAATCGCAGACCTGCAGGCCAAGATTTCTGGTTATGAAACGGAGAAAATGAAAACCCGCGTGGCTTTGCAGAGTGGTTTGCCACTTGAGTTTGCCAATCGGCTACGAGGTGATGATGAAGACAGCCTGAAGCGCGATGCAGAAACACTGGCCGGATACATGCAGCCTAAGTCGGCTGCTCCGTTGAAATCGACAGAACCGGCAGTTGATGATAAAGGCTGGGCACAGATGACGCGCCAGCTCACAGAACATTAATTTAAAAGGAGATTGATATTATGGTTGACACATTAAAAGGCGGTACAACTTTTTCGCCGGAACTCGTCACAGAACTCATGAACAAGGTCAAGGGCTACTCAACTCTTGCAAAACTCAGCGCACAAACACCGATTCCATTCAACGGGTCGCAGCAGTTTGTTTTTAACTTGGAAGGCAACGCGCAGATCGTTGGCGAAGGCGAAACGAAGAAGCCGGGCAAGGCAACTCTTGAATCTAAAGTTATTCGCCCAACAAAGTTTGTTTATCAGGCTCGTATCTCAGACGAATTCAAGTACTGTTCGGAAGAAAAACAGATTGATTACCTTCAGGCATTTAGCGATGGCTTTGCCAAAAAGATTGCGGTTGCTTTTGACTTAGCGGCAATCCATGGCCTTGAACCTAAATCACTCACTGACGCGTCTTTTAAGGTGACAAATTCTCTTGACGGTTTGGTGACGGGCGTTGATTTTGACGCTAAAAAACAGCTTGATGACCAGATTGATGCAATTGTTCAAACAATTGTTGCCAACGATTACGATGTTACGGGTCTCGCGCTTTCTCCAGCCGCAGGTCAAGCTTTGGCACAGATCAAGGTCAACGGCGTAGCGCAATATCCGGAATTCCGCTTTGGTCAAAATCCTAACGCATTTTATGGTATGACGTCTGACGTCAACAAGACGCTTGCGACAAAAGGCGCTACGTCTGAAAACGATTATGTCATTGCAGGCGATTTTCAGAATGCGTTCAAGTGGGGCTACGCTGAAAACATTCCTTTGGAAATCATCGAGTATGGCGACCCTGATCAGACAGGCCGTGATTTGAAAGCAAACAACGAAATCCTTCTTCGTGCAGAATCGTTTATCGGCTGGGGCGTGCTTGACGCTAACGCGTTTGCGCGTATCAAAGCACCAGCAGCTTAGTCACTATAGATTAGTTTAGGGGGTGGTAGGGTGGCAAACTTCGCAACCATCGAAGATGTTGAAAATTTATGGCGTGTATTAAAGCCGACTGAACGCGAACGGGCGCAGAATCTGTTGGAAACAGTGTCCGATTCTTTGCGCGTCGAGGCGAACAAAGTCGGCAAGGATTTAGACGCAATGGTCGCCGAAAGCGTATCATATGCCAACGTTGCTAAATCGGTAACGGTCGATGTGGTCGCTAGAACGCTGATGACTGCAACCGACCAGGAACCTATGACGCAGGTAACTGAAAGTGCGCTTGGATACTCGTATAGCGGGTCATTCCTAGTGCCAGGGGGTGGCCTGTTTATCAAGGACAGTGAGCTTAAGCGCCTGGGATTGAAACGTCAGAGATACGGGGTGATTGACCCGTATGCTTAAAGGAATTACAGTTATTCTCGTTGACGAGACAGAGGAATCAGAAGACCCGTTCGGACAGCCAGTTACGGTCAAGGAAGAGATTGCGGTTGACAACGTTCTGGTAGCGCCAGCGTCAACGGATGATGTTACTGCCGAGCTGAGTTTGACCGGCAAGAAGATCGTGTATGAGTTGGCAATTCCCAAGGGTGATATCCATGACTGGGCTAATAAGACAGTTAAATTTTTTGGCAAAAAGTGGAAAACGGTCGGGATCCCGCAAGAAGGCATTGAGGACCTGATACCGCTTGACTGGAATAAGAAAGTGATGGTGGAACGATATGAGTAAGAACCGTTTTGTACTAAAACGTTCAGGTGTTGCACAGCTGCTTAAATCTAACGAAATGCAGTCGGCACTCAAGGCTAAGGCTACAATTATTCGTGAAAAGTGCGGCGATGGATACGAACAGGATATATATGTCGGCAAGCATCGTGCAAACACTATGGTATATGCCGATTCCATCAAGGCAAAACGCAGTAATGCGAAGCATAATACGATCTTGAAGGCGGTGAATGCGGCACGTGATTGAACTCATTTTGAAGCAGTATCTTGACAGTGTGCTTGATGTTCCCGTGCTTTTGGAGCATAAAACAGGTGTTACTGTACCGTATGTCCTGCTTGATAAAACGGGCGGCAGTGAGGCAAATCACTTGAAGAAGGCAACGGTTGCCATTCAATCGTACGGAACATCACTGTATAATGCGGCGAAACTCAATGAGGATGTCATCCGAGCAATGGACGGGCTGACAACGGTTGAGAACGTCGGTGGTGCGCATCTTAACGGCAGCTACAATTTTACTGATACTGAAACTAAGAATTACCGCTATCAGGCGGTATATGATATTAACTATTTGTAAGGAGGTCATATAATGGCAACAACAGTTAAATATGTCACAAATGCAAAGCCCAAAGTCGGCGGCGCCATTTACAGCGCTCCGACCGGGACGGCATTGCCGACTGACGCAACCAGTGCGCTTAATGCGGCGTTTAAGTGCCTTGGATACGTGTCAGATGACGGCATTCAGAATTCGGATGAACGCAAGACAGATGATATCAAGGCGTGGGGCGGTGACATCATCAACTCCGTCCAGAAGGAAAAGACGGATACGTTCAAATACACTTTGGCTGAAGTGCTGAATGTTGACGTCTTGAAGGAAGTATATGGTGATGCCAATGTCACAGGAACGCTTGACACAGGGGTAGTCGTTAAATCGAATTCAACTGAGCTTAAAGAGCACGTGATTGTCATTGAGCTGGTGTTGAGGGACAATGTGCTGAAGCGAATTGTGATTCCGCAAGGGAAAGTCACTGGAATTGGCGAAATCAAGTATGCTGACGGCGATGATGTCGGCTATGAGACAACAGTAACATGCTTCCCTGACGCAGAATCCAACACGCACTACGAATACATCGTCAAGCCAAAGGCGGAAGGTGATCATAATGCTTAAAGGAAAGACAAAGACAGGATTTGAGTACGAGTTTGATGAAAATCTTTTCAAGGACTATGAGCTGGTCGAGTTGCTGGCAGAGGTGGATGATAATCCGCTTGTTCTGCCGCAGATCTTCAAAAAGCTTATCGGTGACCGCGTAAAGAATTTGAAAGATCATGTCAGAGACGAGAATGGAGTGGTTGACATCGAGAAAATGGTGGCCGAGTTCGAAGACATCATTTCCACACAGGCCACCTTAAAAAAATAGTATTCCTTGCCGCTGCCATTAACACAGATGAGGATGCGCTGATATGCGACCTGGCTGAAACGTATGGCATTTACAATTACAGACAGCTACCTGCAGACCGGGTAGCTGTTTTTTGCTATGGCTTAAGGGACGATTCGCGCATAAAAATGGCAATGGCTGACATGCGATATACGCTTGATACGCTTTTGTCTGCGGGCATTCTAGACAGGTTAAGCATTCTCATCTGGCAAAAAACAGAGGATGCGCAAACCGGCAAGAACAGACCAGCAAGCGTAGTAGATTTGCTGACAGGCAACGCACAAGAGCCTGAGACTGAAAATATATCATTCGCAAGCGGCAAGGAGTTTGAAGAAACACGCAACAAAATTTTGAAAGGGGTGGAAGCTGATGGCGATTGAGCTCGGCAAAGCTTATGTGCAAATCGTGCCTTCCGCCAAAGGAATTTCAGGCGGAATCACAAATCAAGTTGTTCCCGCAGCCGATGCAGCCGGCCGTACCGGCGGACTGACCCTTGGCAAAAAGTTAGCCGCAGTCGCTTCTGCCGCAATCGCGGCTGCCGGTATCGGTAAGGCGATCGCAGCTTCGATTGAAGAAGGCGGCAAGCTGCAGCAGTCAATCGGTGGTGTAGAGACGCTTTTCAAAAGCTCGGCAGGTATGGTTAAGCGGTATGCGCAGGAAGCGTACCGGACAACCGGCGTGTCGGCTAACTCATACATGGAAAACGTAACCAGTTTTGCGGCGTCCCTTGTGTCGTCGTGCGGTGGTAACACGAAAAAGGCCGCAAAACTGGCCAATACCGCAATGACTGACATGGGCGATAACGCTAATAAAATGGGCACCGATATGGAACTAGTTCAGGAAACGTATCAATCTCTTGCCCGTGGCAACTATGAAATGTTGGACAACTTGAAACTCGGCTACGGTGGTACTAAATCCGAAATGGAACGACTGATGAAGGACGCTGAAAAGCTGACGGGGGAACACTACACTGTCGGCGATTTTGGCGATACTGTCAAGGCAATCCATGCGGTTCAGGAACATCTTAAGATTACGGGTACAACGGCCAAGGAAGCATCAACTACGCTTCAGGGGTCGTTCAACTCGATGAAGGCTTCGTTTCAGGATGTTCTTGGCAATCTATCTGACGGCGAGTTAGACATAACTCCGTCGCTGAACGCGCTGGCGAAGACTACATCAACATTCTTCTTTGGCAATTTTGTACCAATGCTAGGCCGCTTGATTTCGACGTTGCCGAGTGCTCTTTCGACATTTATACAGGCTGCCATTCCGGAACTGAAAAAGGGACTTCAAGGGATGTTCTCGAATCTTGGCATTGAAATAGATTTCGGCAGCGTTTCGGGCAGCATTAGCAAAGTTCAGCAAGCATTGACGCCCGTAATAAACACGATTAAGACGTGTATAAACAATCTTGATTTCAGCGGCTTGAAATCACTGGCTTCTGCTGTACTTCCGGCAGTTCAGGCAGGGTTTGAAACATTTGCGAGCGTCGCATTGCCGGCAGTCAGCCCGCTGATCAAAGCAGTAACCAGCTTATGGAACGCATGCCAGCCGCTGCTTAAAACAATCGCTGGAGCGCTGACCCCGGCTTTTAAAGTTCTGGGTGCATTTCTTGGCGGTGTTTTCAAGGGCGTTCTTAGCACAATCACGTTTGCGGTTAATGCCGTTAAAGTTGCCATTCAAGTGTTGACGCCGATTGTCAATGTCGTTGTTGCAGCTTTTAAGGCATTTTCACCGGTTTTGACAGCTCTTGCTTCGTTTATTGGTCAGTTAGTCGGTCAGTTCGGTGGTCTGGGCGGTGCGGCTAAAACGATGAAGAACGTTGTCAGCACTGCGTGGAACGGAATCAAGGATGGTGTAAAGCTCGCTGGTGAAGGCGTCAAGGGTGTAGTCAACGGTTTGAAAATCGCATGGAACAGTTTGAAGTCTGCCGGCAATGCCTTGCGGAGTGCAGTATCAGGAGCATGGCATGGATTAGGCAGCGTTGTTTCCAGAGTATCCGGCGGTGTACGCGGAGCCGTCAGTGGCGCTAAGGCAGCATTTAGCGCATTCGGCCGTGGCGTCTCCAACGTATCTGGCGGCGTCAAGGGTGTTTTGGGCGGTGTTAGGTCTGCATTTAACGGATTGCGGAACATCAATTTATGGCATGCCGGTGCAGCTATCATGAACGGTCTTCTGAGCGGTCTCAAATCCGCTTGGGGAGGTGTCAAGCACTTTGTAAGAGGTATTGCCAAGTGGATTAAGAAACATAAGGGCCCTATCAGCTATGATAAAAAACTGCTGATTCCGGCCGGCAATGCAATCATGGCCGGGCTTAACGGGGGACTGGTAAACGGATTTGAAAACGTTAAGTCAACCGTGCTGGGCATGAGTGGTACGATTGCTGATACGCTGACTGCTAATCCGGTTGCTACATTAGCCACCTCCGGGAACGTTGAAACAGGTACTGCCCCGGGTGGTACTACGCCGGTTGTGATAAACCTGACGCTTGGCAGCAGTGATTTCCAGGCATTCGTTGATGACATTTCCAAAGCACAGGGTACTAAGACGCAGTTCCAACGTGCGTATAAATTCTGAAAGGAGTGGTGAGTGTGAGATCACAGGTAGCATTTAGCTATGGTGGGCAATGCATTGATACCGCAATAGCCGGCTTTGCCACGCTTGCCGTTTCAGGTCGTGGTAATTTTACAACTGCGGTCAATTCGACTGATTTAGCCAGTGATGGTGCTAAATACCTAAGTTCGCGCATTGAATCGAAGAAGCTGACGGTAAATTTTTTCCTGCAGGCTTCAAGCCTGTCGGATCTGTCTGACAAAACAGGGAAACTTAAAAAGCTTCTGTCCGTCAGGAATACGGAAGTTTCCTTTGCCGATGACGGCTATAGATATACCGGTACTGTAACGTCACTCACGTTTGACGATACCACTCTCCACCCAACAGGGACCATCGAAATTACGCTGAGCGATCCATACTGTTATTCTGCGGAGAAGACTATAACGGGGACAGGGACGTCTGTAAGTTTGTCCGAGTATGATGACACTGGGTTTGCAAATTTGCCAGCAGCGATTGAATTCATACCAGCGGAGGGAATTTCCGCATTCCAAATCACTAGCAATCAAGGCAAACAGTTTACGTTAAATCAGTCAGTTTCAGCCGGCAAAAAGATAGTGATCGACTTTAAGACACTTACATGTACGGTCAACGGCGCTACGGTATTGTCAAGCGTTTCTCTCAATAGCAACTTTGCTGATTTTAGGATTGACCACGACACTAAGCTGACATTTAACGCAAACGGCAATTATGTAATTAGATTCGAGGTGAAAAAATTGTGATTTTGTATCAGCTGAACAAAAAACAGGATGTGATTGGAATTGTTTCGTCCGATGTCATCAGTGCAACGCTTGAGGAACAAATCAATACGGCCGGCAGTCTGAAGTTTGTCGTCGCTAAGAAACTGAGTGCAGGGTGTCAGTATGTACTTATACAGCGCCCCGGTGCCGCTACGTACATGTGCTTCAAGATTCTGACGGAAACGCAGGAGGACAACCAAGTTAGCTATACTGCAGTTGAATCTGCATACGATGAACTTGGATCGTACTCATACATCAAGGACATGCGACCACAGAATCGTACTGCCAAGGAAATGCTGCAGCAAATCTTGTCGGCAACACGGTTTTCTGTCGGATATGTTGCTGATACCGGTACACAGAGTACGAATTTCTACTACACTACCGCCCTGGCCAGCTTGCAGAGTGTGGTCAATCTGTTTGATCTTGAAATCACTTTTGACGTTGTCTTTGACCCGATTGACAATCAGGTCAAAAGGCGATTGGTTAACCTGTACACTCAAATGGGATCCAGAACCGGACGGCGGTACGAGTACGGCGATAAGCTGCTCAGCGTAACATGCGAACAGTCCAGTGACACTTTGGTAACTGCACTGGTAGGACGTGGGTCCAGTGTGCAGGTCAGCGAAGGTACTGATGGAAGTCCTGATGGATATAGTCGTAAGATCACGTTTGCTGATGTTGTTTGGAAAAAATCAGCGGGCAATCCGCTTGACAAACCGGCAGGGCAAGAATATCTTGAGGACCCGTCCGCAACGGCCGTATATGGTTTTTCTGACGGTAAACCGCGAATCGGCTTTGTCGAATTTGACAAAATCAATGATAAAAATTTATTGATAAAGGCAACGTATGACAAGCTGCAAGAACTCAAACGGCCTAAAGTGTCGTTTAAAGCGTCAGTTACTGATGTTGGCAATCTGTCACTGGGGGATACAGTGGCGATTATCCGCCATGATTTAAAAATTGAGTATTCCACGCGCGTTTACAAGGTTACGCATGACCTGCTCAACCGCCAGAACAACACAGTTGAACTGGGGGATGATTTTCAAGCCGCCAGCATAACATCAACGATCAGCGCAGTTCAAGATACGGTGCAGAGCGCCAAAGATTACTCGCAATCAGCGTTGCAGTCAGCTAACGGCAAGAATACCAATCATTTCGGTACATCGCAGCCACAGTTTGCTGTTGAGGGGGACTTGTGGTACAAGGATCTCGGCAACGGCGAGACTGAAATGTACCAATATCAGAATGGTAACTGGGAACTGATTACGTCGACGGCAGAGCTGCATAACACGCAGAAGGAAGTTAACCAGGCCATCAAAGATTTCAACGCACAATTTAAAGAAATCGATGACAAGTACGTTCCTAACGAAACTTACCAGACTGAGAAGCAGGCTTTTTCCACAGCTGTGACTAAAGCCTCGGAAACAGCTCAAGCGGCAAAGGCAACTGCGGATACTGCTTCGGCAAATGCAAAGGAAGCAAATAACAGCGCAAGTGAAGCGCGCGCTAAAGTTGACGGTGTTACTAAAGCCGTAACAGAAAATGGCAAAGAAATCGGGGAAATCAAGTCAGATGTCAGCGGCGTAAAAGCTACCTATGCTACCCTTGATGGCAAGGTTACGTCAGTGTCGGCTAGAGCCGGTGCAGTTGAAGCAGCACTGAGCGACGGCAAAGGCGGGTTGATCAGTGTTAAAGCTGAAAATAACCGAATTGAATCCCTCGTTGATTCTAAAGTCGATGACAGTGAGTACAACACGTTCAAGCAACAGACATCGACCACGCTAAGTCAAAAAGCCAACAAAACCGATTTGAACGGATATGTAACAGGGACACAGTTTAAACAGACGGCAGATAAAGTTGACACGCTCGCGAGTGATGTCAAGTCTGTAAAGACCAGGGCCGAAAACATTGAAAGTACGATGAAATCGACAAGTTTCGCCAACAGCGTGGTTAAGGCAAGCGGAATTGATACGAAAGTAGCCGGTTATGATACTACAATCAGGAAGCTGATTGGCAAAGATGGTACAACTGGCGATTTGAACACGTTGGTATCTGCCTACAGCAATGAAACCAGTCAAACAAAAAAGCAAACAACCAATTTGATCAGTGCGCTTGACTACAACACATCGACTGGATCTTTTGGCAGCGGATTTGCCAAAAAAGTGGCTGATGCATACGGTACGACAGAAGCGTACAAGGCGCTTAATGGCAAAATCGACGGGTTACAGATTGGCGGAGCGAATTTGCTAGACAATAGCTCAATGGAAAGCGCGGCGATAGGGCACAACTCGTATGACGCTATGAGTTTCCAAAACGGCTGGACAGTCTTCACGCAGAAAACAGCAAAACAAAACCGCAACAACTGGTACATCGATATGCCCAAGGGCCAACCGGAAGCGGGAATCTATACAGTTAGTATCGATGTTAAGTTGCTCAACTGCTCTTCTAGATTGCCCACGGCTGAGCTGCTAATTCGTAGAAAAAGCGATTGGTTCTCTTACGGGACGAGTGGAGAGTGCACGCTTAAAGTAGGACAGGCTGTCCGCTTGTCTGCCATCGCCACATCTCCGGTACAGCCGACCAATGACTCGGCGGCTACCGTTCTGCAGCTATGCACTACAAGCTCTTTTGTTGGTCAAATCGCTATCCGCCACGTAAAACTCGAAAAAGGCACTAAAGCTACTGACTGGTGTATGTCGGATGGGGACATTAACAAGCGCATACAGGACCAGGCCGATGCACTGACTGCATATCAGGCAGAAGTAAAGCGTACTTATGCTTTATCATCATCTGTGTATACCAAAACGGAAACGCAGACTAGAGAGAATGTGCTTAAGAACTCGACAATCGATAGCTTGAAGGCTACTGACGACTGGAAAAAATTAATTAAGATTAATCAGAACTCAAACTGGTTACAGGATGCAACGGGTTTTCAGCAACAGGTCTGGAAGTACAATCTTGATTCGAGTAGTGAGCTTATCGGAAAGAAGAGTTTTGAGGATTCAGCAGTTGGGGATTGGCGCTGTGCTGATTTAAGAACGCCGGCAACCCTCCAAAAAGGCGGGCCAGTTAACGGATTCTATAACTGGGTGTACTCCTCGACCGGTGGTGATTTATACTATGGGGCTTCGTGGATACCTGTCAAACCGGGCACTAAATTTTATGTTGAGGCACTGTGCCCCAATATGAAGAGTGTATATAACGGGCTGAACATTATAGTTTCCGCGTATTTGCGTTATGAACAAGGTGGAAAAGTGCACTGGGCGATGGGACCAAGTGCCACTATAACTCCAGGCCACTGGGGATGGGTAAAAGGTATCGTAACGGTGCCGGATAATATCACGCGAGTTCTGCCATGCATAGCAACTAAAGATACGAATGGCAAAGGCGGTGCAAGTTATGTAGCGTATGCTAGTTTTAAAAAGCTTGATGATTACACTCAGTCAAACATGACGTCGATCAAGCAATCATCAGACGGTATCGGTTTAAAAGTTGCCCAATTAGTTGGAAGTTCTGACATATCGAAAATCGATATGACTAGTGCGGCAGTCAAAATTGATTCAAAGCATATCCTGCTGAATGGCGATGTTGCGATTGACGGGACGACTTTCGCGAAAAAAATCAAAGCATCTGGGATCACTGCAGACATGATGTTGGCTGGCACTATCGATGCGGCTAAAATCAATGTCATCAACATTGATGCGTCGAAAATAAGCACCGGCGTGCTGACGGCTAAAATCGCTAAATTGTATGGAACTGATAACTCGTGGATGTCAATAGACGGTTCAGGGATACATGCTGAGGGCGGTACAGCCGCTAACAAGGATCAGTGGACGTTCGAAGTTGGTAAAGGCGGATACTATCTAAAGCGCCAAGAAAAAAAATCTGGCGATTACCGATGGACAGGTGGAATGGTGTATGGAGAAAACGTGGCGAACACTAACGCTAACGGTTTATCCCTGGTGGTTAATCCAAGCGGTGCTGGTGGGAATGGGGACGAAATAACTATAGGTGCAGTTACTAAAGGAAAATTTGCTGAAGACTCTTTTGAGTGGACAAATGCTATGAGATGGTCTGCGACAGGTTATGGAGGTATCGGCACGGGCTTCCACTGGTACGATACGTGCACATTGGAAAATGACAAAGCACGCACAATTTATACGGGAGGCAAAGACCCAATATACATCAGAAACATACGCTGGGGGAACAGCGGCAACTATTATCCGTCTATACAGGTTGGTTACAACGAAAACACTAAATCATCATCAGGAATCGCGTTTCGTTGGGACGATATAAAACCATTTGGTGTTATGGATATGCAAAACGTTGAATTTAACGTCGGAGCGAGTGACAAATTCCGTTTCACTTGGTGTCAATGGTCAGACTGGTACGCGAAATGGAAGATACCTGCATTATCGAATCGTGCTGGATCAACTAGCGGCATCGCACTTGCGTCAGGCGGTGTCAGAATTTTTGCAGGTTCAAAAACATGGACTCTATAGGAGGTACGAACATGGCAATCAAAAAAACAGTTATTTTAACGGACACGATTGAAAACTCAAAAGGTCAGCGAATCGCTGAAATGCAAACTCATTTAACAGGAGACGGCAGTACCCCGGTCGTTATGACTATGGGGACATCTGAACCGATTGGATATACCGATGAGGGCAAGGTTATATTACCTGACGATGACGATGCAATCATCAAAAAACGTCAACAGGAATTTATGGCAGCTGCCATCGGGGAACAAAAAACATTGTGTAAAGAGAATGGCATCGATCCGTCATTAGTTAACATCATTGGCGCAGAAAATAAGGAGGATAAGTAATGGATACTGAAAAATTACAAAAAATCATCAGCAACCTTGCGGCCGAGATAGGCAATTTGAATATCCGGCTAGCCAGTGCTAATGCAGAAAATGAAAAATTGCAACAAATGGTAGCAGAAGCAAATCAAAAGAAAGAAGAGGAGTAGCAATGGCACTTACAAAGCAGAAAACAGTCAACCTTTCTGGAGAATCAAGAATAGGAGATGAATTGGTGGCACGTTTTTCGGCGCAAGTATCATCTAATGATGCGTTGAGTCAAGATATCGTTACAACAATTGCCAACGTTGATCTTTATCGTAAGAATTCCAAAGCTGTAAGAGATGATGCAAATTCGTTCAGAGAATTTGTTTACTCTGTGCAAGACCAGGTTTACTCAGAAACTGAAACAGAATAATAACTATAGCGGTGGGTGGGTAGGATAAAAAGGAGTGATTAAATGCTGCATATAGAATACATCAAACATTTGTCAGCACTGATTGATAACCCTGTTTTCTTCGCGTTTTTTTTGGCAGTACTAATCGACGTCATGACGGGGTTCGTAAAATCTCTGATTAATAAAAACACTACGAGTTCTAAAGGGTTATCAGGGCTTATCAAACACTCGACTCTGCTGTTGATTGCCAGCGTGCTATATCCGTTCTGCGATATCTACGGAGCAAGCGGTATGGCAGACACGCTTTTGATTTTCTACATCTTATTTTATGCGATTTCCATCACGGAAAATTTAGGCCAAATGGGAATTCCGATTCCGTCTTGGCTTAAAAAATACATTTATAAGTTATCCGACGATTATCGAGGTGACGATGATGAAAAATAAAATCATGTTGGGCTTTGCCGTATGCGCAGGGCTTTTTTTATGCGGTCAGAACGCGCAGGCAAATCGATTAGGACAGGACGTATCCAGCTATCAATTGAGTGATTTTGAGTACATGCTACAACGCAAACAGCTAGGGTCTGAATTTACCATTGTCAAGCTAGGCGGTTCCGGCGGCTTTGAAGGAGAACATTATCAAAATCCAAAAGCTTCAGCACAACTAGCCAATGCGTCAAAAAGCGGTCAGGACGTTGCAGGCTATTTTTGGGGACAGTTTGGATCAGATAGATTGCTCGCGCAAAAGATGGCCAGGTATGCAGTAGCGGATGCGCACAGGACAGGGTTAAAACAGGGAGCTGCTATTGCGCTGGATTACGAGCAGGGAGCATCGATGTCAAGAACAGCCAATACAGATGCAATTATTGAGTTTATGTCAGCCATTAAAGACGCGGGGTATAAACCGCTACTATATAGCGGTGCCTATTATATGAAAAAATATGTAGATATTGAGCGTATTGGTAAGCAGTTTGGAACGTGCCTGTGGGTTGCTAGCTATAAGACAACCGGGTTACAGTTAGCTCCGGATTTTGCTTATTTCCCGTCAATGAACTATGTAGCGATGTGGCAATTTGCGGATAACTGGCATGGTACTGATGGAAACGTGGAACTTGTTTCTGTTATTAAAGGAGATGTTAAAAACAACGTGGCGGTTAAGCCAACTGTTACTGTTTCTGGAAGCTACTATACTATTCGGCCTGGCGATTCGTGGTGGTCAATCGCAAATCGTTTTGGTATGGACATGTATCAGTTGGCACAGCTTAATGGCATGTCGATCAATACCGTTATCCATCCGGGGCAAAAAATTAGAGTTAAGGGCACAATCAAAAACGGTGCAAAACCAATTAAAAATAACAATACTAGCTTTTATGTTGTTAAGCCTGGTGATTCGTGGTGGAGCATCGCGGCTAAGCATGGACTGTCTATGTATACGCTGGCGGCACGCAACGGCAAGACGATTTGCACTGTTATCCACCCGGGCGACCGTCTGACCATCAGCAGACAGACTGACACACGTGCCTACACTGTAAGACGTGGTGACACACTGAGCGGTATCGCCGGCAGACTGGGCGTGTCGGTAAGTGCACTGGCTAGTCGTAACCACATCAGCAACATTAACTGGATCTATATCGGTCAGCGTTTGGTATACTGACAATTTCTTTGGTATAATATAGATACAATCGCATATAGCTTCGTAATCCCCCGTGCCGAACGGGGGATATTTTTTTGCAATAAAAAAGTAGGGATTTTTGAAGAAAAAGGTTGAATTTGTATAGGTTAGGAGGTATAATAAATAATGTAGGAAGGAGGAAAGATATGGCGAAGGCAATTACAATAGCCCTAGTAATCAGCTACTTGCTCGACCGACAAGTTAAACGACGCATCGAAAGAGCAAAAGCGAGAAAACTAGAGCTAGAAAATCAAAGAATTGAACAAGAACTCAACAAGTAATTGTTCAACCAAACCGAGGGAGCCGATTCCCTTAGTTTGGTGCACCTTCATCATAACATATATTATGGATAAAAGCTGGGTTTTTATAGTTGTGATTTCAGTAATAGCGATAGGTATTTCTTTTTTTAAAGACTATCAGGTTAGGAAAAGATATAATGATGCTGAAAGAGAGAACCGGCGTCTTGATGAGGAGTTGAAAAAGCGATGACATCAGAAGCGCAAAAACGTGCGAACGAAAAATGGAAGGCTGCTAACAAGGAGAAGCAGAAGATATATCGATATCGTTCGCAAGCAAAGAAGTTCATCAACGAATTTGCCAGTCAGGATGACCTGTTGGAACTGCGTAAGATGATTGATGACAAATTGAATAAAATGGAAGAATGACAAAAATACCCTTGGCCGTAAAGACTGAGGGTATTTGTGCGTATATTCAAAATGTTGCATAAAAATTCTTTTTGAGAATCGGTCAAAAGCGCTGTTGTTGCAATTGAAACGGTTGTTGCAATGATGTTGCAATCGGTCGTCAAAAACGGCGGTATTATAGCAATGATGACCCCGATCACCGGTATTATAAGTAATTTTTAAATGTGTTAAAAGTCCGTTTGACGGGCTTTTTTCTTTGTAGTTGTAACTAAAAAGAGCTAAAAATCTTGAAGTTGTTGTCCAATTGTTGTCCGTAAGCGGTCATTAAATAAGCATTCTTCATAAACCTCCGATATCTTGGTATGCTTTAGACATCAAGTATATCGGAGGTTTAAATATGAAATTGGATGACGTTGTGGAAGTCAACCTTGTTGACCGAAGTCTTAAAGGAACATATCTATCGGTCAGTGAAATGGCTGCGAAAATTATTACGGAAGATGTTGAAATCCGAATTTACAACGGAGCTTCGAGAGAGATTCTCAAAAATTTGAATAACTATCTTTAAACTACGCCTTTGGTCAAGAAAAGAATATTCTGAACATCTTTGAAAAAGGATATTTTGAATTGTCCAACAACAGTGCAGAGCGCGCTGTCAAAGAGAGCGTGATGGGGAGAAAAAACTGGCTGTTTTCATCAACTTTTGAAGGCGCAAGGGCTAATGCCGCTGGTATACACGGCCAAACTTAATCAGTTGGATTCTGAAAAATACTTGAGAAAAGTATTAACGGAGATTGCCAACATTGAGGTATTTGATCCTGAAAGGTTACGCCATCTTCTCCCATGGAACATCGATCTTACCTCGTAAATAAGAAAATAAAAACGATGCATACGCAATAACCTAAGATAATGATACTATCTCGGGTTATTTGTGTACATACCGCTGTTTTAACGACCGCTTACCACGAAGCAGCCGTTGCTGAACTAAAAAGTCTGGCTCTTTAGGAATACAGTTGTAGCAAGAGAAAGCACTTCTTCAAGCAACTGCACGTCAAACCGGATTCAGTTTGGCGGAAACAGCAAGTGCAATGGGCGTTTTGAGAAACAATGGTTTGGAAGCAGACAAGGCTTTGGTAAAACTGGTCGCTTAGTGAGTAATGCTTTGAACAAGCATTTTGTTAATTGGGGGAAGGCTAAATCATGGTATAATAATCTCGAGATGATAAACGTTTTTACGGAGGTGATAGCATGTATTATAAAAAGCACAAAGGCGAGCTTAAATCAGACTTAATTGCTCTTTTTGTTACACTTGCAATTTCATTTGTAGCTGCCATAGTCTTGGTGAATTTCGGAGTGGATACCTCGGGAATTTCAACCGCCATGGGTGTTTTGGGGCTTGTTATCGCATTCTTTTCATTGATATCCAAGAGTGTTATCAACCTATTGCGCTGGATATTCGGCGGAAAATGACATGTTGATCCCGAGCCAAGCCCGTCAGAAACGGCGGGAAGGTGTAACGACTAGAAAAAGTAAGCTAAAAATCAAGCGAGTCTCTGAAGGCTCGCTTTTTTCATGCGGAAATTTCCACGAAGGCAAAGCTCCTTTAAAATGATATAATAAATTACAGAAAGAAATTGATAACGCCAATGGAGGTGGGAAAGGTGAAACTGTATAAATGGAAAAAGGGTGACGGCATAACTTTGTTATGGATGGCAGTTGGTGCTTTGGTTGGTTTAATTTTAGGAATGATTGGGGGAGCGCTAGGCTGGCCATCTATTGACGAGATGCTTTGTTATGCTTTCTTTACCATTGGTTTTTTTACTTTTGTTGGTGGTATATTTAAATGGATATTTAGATTGTAAGAATGAAAATGAGTCTGCAAGGGCTCTTTTTTATGTCTACTTTTAAGGATGAAAAGATAGTCTGAACACTATGGAAACATAGTGAAGTACGGGATAAAGAGCCCGTACGGTAACATATTGGGTACAGGTTTGCGGAAAGTTATTAATTCGTTAGTATCTGCAGTAAAAAATATCGATAAAAATGCAAAAACTTGCAGCAGTCTTTGGCGGCTTTGGCTCCAAAATAAAAAGAGAACAAGCAGAAGTAGCCTCACTAACTGCCGAATACCAAAGACTAGCAGAAGTTAAGGTAGCTGCAAGTAGTGCCTATGTTGAAACGCCATTGAAAGGGACAAATAAAGATGGTGAGGTGGCTGAAGAAGTAGCACAGGTATCAACTAGTCTCCCTGCGACTGGTAGTAAGACTAAGGTTGACAAGGAAATAGAAAATGAAATTGCAACATCGGGAGCTATAGAAACGGGTGTGGCTAAAAGTTCAGGATTAGCAAGTAGTGTAGTTAGATTGGGTTCTAAGCTATTAGGAATAGCTAGTGCACTTTGGGCAACGTGGGACGCAGGAAAAGATATTTATGCAGCTTTAAAGAAAGGTTCTACTTCTTCATGGATTAAAGCTGGAACTAATACTGTTGGTACGTTAATAGGAACTGATATTGATCTTGCGACGGGTGGACCGATGGGAGCGATTATTGGTTCGCAGCTTGGTGAAGTAGTAGGATCATCTAAGACAGTTCAAAAAATTGTGGAAAGTGCCGGCAATGCGATAAAAAAGTCCAATGAAGAGATGAAAAAAGAAGGATATGTCGTTAATGCAAACGGGGCTATGGTCAAAGTAGACGGAAAGTAGAAAAAAGTTCTTTGGCGAAAGCCCAAAAGAGTATAGTTAGAGATATCACAAAGACAATGGATAAGGCAGATCTGTCCGTCCTCAAAATGTCTGTACAGACTGATGATGCTAGCTTGTCAAAGGCAAGGAAAAATCTTGAAGGATTCTATTCGTCTATTCTCAAAACGGCAGAGAAACAATCACAAAAGAGAGCGGATGCTGAAAAAAGTGTTGTTGACCAAATGTATAAGCGGCATAAAATAAGCAAAAAGCAATATGATGAGTATATTAAGAGCATTGATGAATCTGACAAGAAACGTCAAAGCTCCCAGAAAAAAACATATGACAGTCTTATCAAGTCCACAAATAAGTATAACGAAGAGTTGAAACGTGTAACTTCTAACGGGGAAGGAAATCTTAATCGAGTAGCTTATCTATATGATAAATGCAAGCAAACATCTAAGTTCAGACGCACTAGAAAAGATCGTAATGAAGAAAATTATTAACCTACCAGATTATTTAAAGCTTGGTAAAGATCTTACACAGGCGAGTACATCAATGTTTTTACCATTCACTACAGTAAAACTGGTTCGCATATTATTCCTGCCTATCACAGAAAGGAAAGATAAAGATGAATCTTGAAACATATCACATGAAAAAGATTGCGTTAACTGATGTTGATGGCGATGTCTTTGTTGGAACTTCATATTTTTGTGATAAAGAAGACTATGATGCTGACGAAGACGGCCTAGAGATGGTAGTTAACGGTGATGTTATTATATTTTATCAATCTGATATAAAATCAATTGAAGTTATATAGCACTTGTAAAAGTGCTTTTTTTATACCCGAAATAGGTAGGGGAATAAAATGATTAACATCTCCCAGCGATAGGGTTATCATTCAATTACAGATTGAAAGGAAAAATGTTATGGTCGAAAAAGAAAAACGGCTTGGCAATCAGGATCCTACTCAATCGGTAATTCTTCCGATGCACTATTGAATATGATCCAAAGACTGGCAGAAGACAAAATTCATGGTCAAAGAAGCGGTACCGGTCAGATTGGTCTTAACTTGAACGGCGACGTAAAATGAATATTGATATTCGGGATAACAACAGGAAAAGCGATATTCTGGAATACAGGAAAATCGTTGATGTTTTAGGGGTAGAAAAATCACCCATTTCGTTGGCTGAATTTCAAGATTTGAAGTATAATGACGTTGAAAAGTACAAGGAGTTAAAAGACCGTGCTGTTTGGAATGAAGCTAAGTTTCCAAGTGAAAAATCTTTAAATGGACACTTTAAATCTCACGGAGATGAATTCGCAAATATTTCTAAAGAACAATATCAGAAAGCAGCTGCTAGCCTCTTAGCCGAGCCAGTTTCTGATCATAAAAATAATATATATGCTTTAGGTAATCCTAAGACAAAGAGAATCACGACTATGTTTAGGCCTAAAGAAGGAAAGGAGTATTACGATGGTGAGATCTCAAAAGACCTGGGAAATTGATGGCGAACTATGGCTTAACTGCCCGGTTTGTGGAGCAGAGGTCAAAGACTACGACATTTGTGACAAATGCGGTTGGCAAAACACAGGCGAAACGAATATCGATGGCGGTCCCAATAAAATGACGTTAGCAGAAGCTAAAGAGGCTTATGCTAAAGGCTTAGAAATTTACTAAAAGCACACTAACAAACAAATAGGTTAGGGTGCTTTTTTATACCCAAAAATAGGAGTAAAAAATGATTAACACATATTAAAGGGTTTAAAAATCTTTTCAAAGATTAACACCTCCCAGCGATAGGGTTATCATTCAATTACAGATTGAAAGGAAAAATGTTATGGTCGAAAAAGAAAACGGCTTGGCAATCAGGATCCTACTCAATCGGCAATTCTTCCATTCCGCGACGGAACGGTAAGTGGTACGCCGCCTACACCTTTTTCGAGATTGGCAGGCGGCTGTTTTAATGTTTTTTCGTTAAAAATCGAAAACCGTTCTCCTTTTTTAGAAAACAAAAAACGCATACGCGACAATCAAGAGTAGCGTGACGCTTACCGCTTGTCTATGTATGCATCATTAATATTATGTACGGAAGGATATGGATTGAACTACCTAACCTAAAACTTCATTTTTTAACGGTTTGAAGTTGGGGATTCCAGGAACACGGCAAACTTGCCAGTCTAGTTCTTCACTAAGTTGGTAGAGGTTACCACTATTTTACCAAGGTACGTCCCATACCCGTTTATTATTAAACTAGATTTTCTAATTGCAATTTATACACTAATTATAATATCTGATTTAAAATAAATCAAGAAAAAAGAAGCATTGAGCGCTTCAAAAGAGGCGATTCATCCCCCACTTAGAGAAGTGGGGCATTCTCGCCTCTTTAGGGTAAACGCTGGATTACCCGTTCCTCATCCTTCCAAGAGGCTAAATGTATTATAATTCTTATTTTAAGCAATTAACAGCAAAAAATTAAGAATTTTTAGATGCTGAGAACAGTATGATTTGGTTCTGTGCGGAGGAAAAAAAGTCCCGTTTCCCTTTTGCGTTAAATGAAATGCCGAATAAATGCGGTCGACTTGCGACTGACTTTGTTCGGCATTTTTTCAATTTTGACACGCAGGAAATTATTCTTTTTGCCAAATGCAGCGCTTACTAA